AACGTATCGTCCGCCGTCGCAATTTCTTTCTCCGTCTCGCCTTCGTCGAGTTTGCGCTTCAACGCATTGAGATCATTGCGTCTGCCCGGTGCGAATTCGGGCTCAGTGCCCTTTTCCCACGGGCCGGCCACACGAGTGTCCTCTTTGCGAACATAGGCAGCCGCCTGGTCGTGCGATCCGCGACGACCGAACCATGCCGCTCGCGGGCAACACTTGGCTTTAAGCCAATTCATGCGCTTCTTCTGAGTGAAGATCGCATATCCTTGAAGGTGGACGGTCCCCTCCTCACCTTGTTCTTTTTGCCAAATGACCCACTCTGTGTCTGGCCACTTCTTCGGCGCTTCGTCGTCGGTTGGGTTATTAATGGTAAATACCCAATACTTGGAATTGGTCTTTGAGAAATCCTCGTCACGACTCATCGTTTGCTCGAGTTGTTTCACGAGTTTTCACTTTCTCGCTTTACGCAGTCGGCTAAGCTCCCCTTAGCAACCGCGTCTTTGAAAATTGTTCTGTGAACAATTATGTTCCTCTGGAACATTTGTTCCATATGTTCCGTGGAACAACTGTTTTTAAGTATGTTATATTTGTTTTTTCAACTCTTTCAACTCGCGTCAAAATTGACTCGCACAGTCTCTGCGCACTTGCGTACTTGATCCTGTTTCTGCTACTCTTCTGCTATGGCAAGCACCACCGACAATTCCAAGGAAAGTTGTGGGATTGACAAAGAGTCAATCATCCCATCTGTTCCCCAGTTTCTGCGCTCCCGCAAGGCTGGAGCCGAACCCGGGCAATCTGCTCGTGTGCTCGCTTCACAAGTGAACGATCACAACGAGTGGGCAATTATGTCGGGGTACAAGATCCGCGACGCTCAAACTTGGCGCAGTCTCTGTGAGAAGCTGAAGTTTTCCGCTGACAGCAAGAACTGCGAACAGTTGTTGGACTTGTTTGTTGATACGATTGAGATCGCTCGTCACTGTGACGGTCACCCAATCGCGTTGATCAACTACGCTCGCGAGGAATTGGGAATTCCCCGCTGGGACAAGACTGCCCTGGACCAAGTCGTGAACCGCCTGCTCTGTTGGGAAGCAGAGCACGGTCCTCTGAACGGGAAAGACTACTTCGGCGAAGACGCCGTGGAGTCCGCCTCCGACGACGAGAAGCCGTCGTCGCCGGGCTCCAAGAAGCGCAAGGGTTCTCCCGTGGCCGATCTCGAGCGCTTCGCGCATGATGTGATCGACCCCGTGCCGTCTGCTGCGGTTCCCGCGAGCCAGCCGTACGATGAAAGTGATTTTTAAATAAATCCCTTTCTGCGTTTTAGTTACTTAAGTAACTGTGGTGTGCTTACAAGAGTCGCTTTGTCCGGGATGCCCTTGTTGCGTGCACCCGGAGTCGCTGAATAAACCTTTGTCCCAAGGGTTTATTATTTGAATATTAAACCATGGTTTAATATTTTTTGCGCTGCGCGCGCTGCGGCGGCGCTTCGCGCTCGCCTTCACTTTGCCTATATATAGGCGATGTGTCTGATTAGACACATGTTCGGCCTGCGGCCTCACTTCCTTCCGGTGGTTCGGCCCTTCGGGCCTCACCCGCGCTGGGCCACAACTCTTTGGCTCTCTGGTTGGTTCGCAGAGGTTGTTCGCGCGTTTTATATCGTCTCGCTAAGTGCTCGCCTCTTTTCCGGGATACAAGTCTCCCGGCTTGGAACGTTTTCTTCGAAATGTTCCAAGTTCCATAGGTGCTGGGTAATATTGACAGCACCTATGGAACGCCGAAAATTCGGCGCTAAAAAATTTTGATAAATTTCGCTACTGAGCAAATAATTTTTTATGCGAGTTTCGCTACCGAAAGGTAGCTGTCAAATCTCTTTCAACAAGTATGAATATGTGTTTTTCCACGAACGTAACGTTCTAGAGGGGGCTGTCGCCCCCTCTAAGACTCCCCCGTTACACGTGTTCGTCTGTGGTTAGGGCTCCGCCCTAACAACCCCCCTAATTTTTATAACCTACCCCTAACCCTAACCCTAACCCTAACCCTAATAGTCTCTCGATGAGTGCGACAACTACTGCCGCTAAGAAGCGTAAGGCCCTGGCTGGGATGGAGGCCAGTGCTTTGAAGAAGGCTGTCAAGGCCTACTCGAACAAGCGCAAGGCTTCGAACTCGCAACCCGCCAAGGCTGCCCGCAAAGTGCTCAACAGCCGTACTGGCGGTTTTGTCGGAATGGAGCTGAAATTCATCGACTACGGTCTGGTCTCTCAGGCCATTCTCGCGCCCACTGACGCTGCTGGTGCGGAACTCGATCCGGGCACGGTGAACTGCCTGAATGCCATCGCGCAAGGCGACGGCGAGAGCAATCGTGACGGTCGTCAGATTGTGATGAAGCAGTGCTATGTGACTGGCATCATCAACATTCCCATCGCCAGCGATCAGGCTGATCTGGGCTCCGGTCATACTTTCTTCCTGGCGCTCGTTCTCGACAAGCAGACGAACGGCGCGCAGTTGAACTCGGAAGATGTCTACACCAATCCCGGTGCAGCTGCCCTGACGGCCGCGAACCCATTGCGCGACCTCCAGTACACGAGCCGATTCCAAGTGCTCGACTCGTGGCAGGGCTGTGTTGGTGCGTACGAAGGTGCTGGCACCGACGGCGCCTCGACCAACTCGATCGGTGGGATTCAAATTCCGTTCAAACTGAACTGGCAGGGTGAGTGTCCCGTGAACTTCACGAACACCACTGCCAACGTGTCGACGATTCAGGACAACTCGTTGCACGTCGTCGGCTTCGCTTCGTCTGTCTCCCGCACGCCGACCGTCTGCTACAACTCTCGCGTTCGCTTCGTTGGCTGACGTCGCCTCTGTTCCATTGTTCCACGGAACATCGTGCTCTTTTAAACTCTGCAAAGCATCGTTTTTTTCCACTTCGTTTGTACGCAAAAATGAGTGAGGCTGGTGACTACGTCGTGGCAGCCGCTAAACGCCGCCGCTACCCGGTGGGTTTGCCACGCCAAATCCTCACTGAAAATTGGAAGTTTCTTGACTTGGAGTTCGCATCGGCCATGGCTGGCCAATACGTGCTGACAAACTACGATCCAACAGGAGATTGCTTGAACCCGGTTCCGCAGGGTGATGGAGCTTCTGCTCGAACGGGACGTTCTTACGTCATCACTCGCGTACAAGTCCGCGGCTTCCTCATAACGGTTTTTGATGATGTAACTGGTGGGGCGGTGACCACTCAGCCATCTGAGCGGCAATTCCGAGTCATGCTCGTGCTTGATCGACATGCGAACGGCGCTCAGCTAACGCCGACGCTGGTTCTTCCTACGACTTCCACTACTTACGAATTCAATGCCTTGCAAGTTCCGTCGTACATGTCTCGCGTCTCGATCCTCGGCGACAAGCGTTGTTTTGCTGCGTGCACTGCTGCGGCGCTCCTCGATCAAGCGACATTGCGCGTGATGATCGCTGCTCGCTACCAAGAGTTTGAGTTTGACGTCGTCTTCGAACCTCCGCTGCGTGTGACGCACAATGGCGCGACGGGCAGTGTCTCGACGATCGTCGACAATGCCCTGCACTTCCTCGCCATCGCGGACGAGTCCACCGACCGCTTGGAGTACTATTCGCGTGTCACGTTCCTGGACGACGCGTCTTTGTAAACCCAAATCCAGAGCCGTCTTTACTGTTTGGGTTTTTGTTCGACTCTTTGGCTTATTAGTCGAACTCGGCACCGAATGTGCCCACCGGCTCGTGCGTCGGCTGGCCTCCGTACTCGGTTCCGAACAATGCCCACGCTTCACAGTCTTCGCAAAGCTGCCCGTGGCGTGGAACAAAGTTCGTGCATCCATCGATGCGGCAACTGATCAGCTGCTCCACTGCATACAGTGTCCCTGGCGCTGCAATGTCCAACGTATCATGCGCTGCCACGTGCTGCTCCCAGCTCGCAAGAGAGGCATCCATTAGCCCCTCCAGCGGGTTGTAGTTCGCCGCAACTGCTGGCTCCCACGTACGGACCATCATCTCGATGTTCCCAAGCTCACCTTCGAGACGACGTGTCATCGCTCCCAGTCCGACGCGCTTCCACCATTCGTTGGGGTGAACGTTGCTCGTGATGATAATCTTCTTGGCCAAGAACGGTGTCGAGCCACCTTTGTTCTGGACATTCAGCGGGTAGCGATCGCACAGCCGCTGCATCGCATCACGGCTTATCCAGCCGTAGAACTCATCAATCACGACCGTTTCCTGTCCGTCGTAACCGTCCCAGAAAACCATTCCATTTGCCTCTGGCTTGGGCAACCAGTACGCTCCCTCGCCTGCCTCGTGCGCGGCGCGGCGAGACTTCCCTACGCCGCTCGGTCCGTAGTAAACTTGAGTGTATGTGACCCAGTTGCGCTCAGTCTTTCGCGCCAACTTTTTGTAACGCTCAATCGCTTTGTAGTACTTGGCCCACGCTGGGAACGTATCGTCCGCCGTCGCAATTTCTTTCTCCGTCTCGCCTTCGTCGAGTTTGCGCTTCAACGCATTGAGATCATTGCGTCTGCCCGGTGCGAATTCGGGCTCAGTGCCCTTTTCCCACG